GAGCTGGCCCATTAGCCCCTCGGGGAGAAGGAAGGATTAAGATGGCTGAGAAGTGGATCCAGAAGGCAATCAAGAAGCCGGGTGCGCTGCGCCAGGCGCTGGGTGCCAAGAAGGGTGAGCCCATCCCCGCCGGCAAGCTGGCCAAGGCGGCGAAGGCTCCGGGCAAGATGGGCCAGCGGGCTCGCCTCGCCCAGACCCTCAAGGGCCTCAAGAAGTAATGGGAGATGGAAGCGCTGGAGGCTGTGCTGAGGCTTTGGCCCCTGGCCATCGGCTTCATCACGCTGGTAATCGTTCTCGCTAAGTTGGACCAGAGGGTGCTGGTGATCGAGGAAAAGGTCAAGGCACTCTTCGATCTCTGGAACAAGAAGGGTTGACCATGGATTTCATGAAGGTCATCGGGGCCGTTGCCCCTACGCTGGCCACCGCCATGGGCGGACCCCTCGCGGGCATGGCCGTCACCGCTATCGCGGGGGCCCTTGGGCTACCTGTGGACGCCAACAAGGATGACCTGGCCAAGGCCGTGGCGGGGGCTACCCCCGAGCAACTGGTGGCCCTGAAGAAGGTGGACAACGACTTCGCCGTGAGGATGAAGGAGCTGGACATCGACCTTGAGAAGATTGCGGCGGGGGACAGGGATAGCGCTCGGCGTCGTGAGGCCAGCGTCAAGGATTTCATGCCCCGCCTCCTCGCCTTCCTGGTGGTGGGTGGGTTCATGGGCACGGTCTTCGCCGTCCTCCTGGGCTACGTGGATGGCATGAAGGATCCCATGATGGCCACCACGGTGGGAACCCTCATCGGCTTCGTCAGCGCAAAGGCGGAGCAGGTCATCGCCTACTACTTTGGTAGCAGTAATAGCAGCCAGCAGAAGACTGCCCTCTTGGCGGAGAAGAAGTGATGAAGGACAACTTCGATAGGTGCCTCGCGGAGGTGCTGCGCCACGAGGGCGGGTGGGCTGACCACCCCAAGGATCCCGGCGGGGCCACCATGCAGGGGGTAACCCTTGTCACCTACTCCAACTGGCTGGGCCGCGAGGCCACCAAGGATGAACTGCGCAACATCCCTGCGGCGCACCGTGACGAGATCTACCGCAAGCACTACTGGGATAAGGTGAAGGGGGACGAACTACCCATGGGGGTGGACCTCTGCCTCTTCGACTACGCCGTCAATTCGGGTCCCAAGCGGGCCATCATGGCGGTGCAGGAGGCACTGAGGGTCAATGCCGATGGGGCGCTGGGTCCCGTGACGATGGGTGCCATCCAGAAGGCAGACCCCAAGACGCTCATCCCGTGGGTGTGTGAGTACCGGCTGGCCTTCCTCCAGAGGTTGCCCATCTGGGATACCTTTGGAAAGGGCTGGGCCAAGCGCGTCAAGGATGTGCAGAGCGTAGCCATGGAGATGGCGGCGTGAAGAAGCTGGCCCTCCTCCTCACCCTGTTGCCGGGGACGGCGTGGGCCAACTGCGGACCCGCTCAGGGGGTGGCGCGCTATCTCCTTGACAACTTCGGGGAGGTGCCGCAGGTTACCTTCCAGGCCCCCGAGATCACCTACACCTTCTATGCCGGCACCAAGAGTTGGACGCTAGTGGGTGTGAAGGGCGACGTGGCCTGCATCGTCACCGAAGGAAAGGCCTGGAAATTCAATGGCACACTTTAACGAATCGTGGGACCTGCCCCCGCTCGTTGGCTCCTGCTATATGTATGGGCCGCAGCGCGCAGAGGGATACACGAAGGAGCGGGTCGAGGAGATCCTTGCCAACAAGGAGGCGCTCCTTATTCTGAAGCGCAGCTTTGACGATATCTACGCGCTGGCCATGGCTAGCGTGTCCCTAGAGGAGGTAAACCTCCTCACATCCTGCATGAGCAATCTGGGTAACGTCATGCGGGCCAGGCGCGACAAGATCCCCAAGGAATTCCTGTGAAGCCCGGGGACCTCTACTATATCGAGTGGGTGGACGCTGCGACGCTGGGCGGCCATGAGTGGCGGGAGAAGAAGGAGATCGACTCTCTCGCCACCCCACACATCCGCACCGTGGGCTGGGTCCACAAGGTGACGGATACCAGCGTCCTCATCGTCAGTACGATGGACCTCCACGACACCAACGATCCCAGCTACTGGGGGGAGATGATGATTCCCCTTGGGTGCATCACCAAGAAGAGGAAGCTACGATGACGATCTCCCGCGCCAACATTCCCGCCCAGGTTTCGAGGCCGCCCATGAAGAAGAAGATGGCGGTGGGCAAGCCCAAGAACGTGGGCAAGATGGCCAAGAAGATGCTGAAGGAGATCAAGCGTGGCTAACATCGTGGACTTCAGGGCAAAGCCCATACCCGAGGGGATGCGACCCGCCAAGGAGGGGGACACCGGCATGCCGGAGATTACCCAGGCCCTCGCGGAGTTGCAGAGGCTGGTGGCCGAGGGGAACCTGGAGGGATTCGTGGTGGTGGGGATGACGAAGGACAACGATTCCTTTGGAACCATCGCCGGCCTCATCTCCCCCGTGCAGATGGCGGGGATACTGGAATCGGTGAAACTCCAGCTTCTCCTGGGTTAGTTGCCTTCGAGGTCCCGCAGGTGTTCTGCGATAACCTCTAGAAGCTGCACGATGTCCTCCAGGTGGGTGGGCTCCGCAGTGTTATCCTGCAGCCACTCGTCGAGGATCTCCAGCATTTCATTCAGCGCCATTGTATCTCTCCATACTCGAAGGGTTTGAGGGTAAGGATGTCCCACGGGTCGAGGGAGAAGGGCTCCCCGTCGTCGAGGTTCTTGTAGATCTGGCAGTAGGAGAGGCTACGCCCGGCAAAGATGTGCTGGAGGGCAACCCCGTAGACTTCGCGTAGCTTCTTCTCCACGTTGCGCTTCTGGGTGAGCTTCACCTCCACCACCACTACGGGACCCTTGGGGGGCACGACGATGATGTCGGGCTGGCACACCGACTTGTCCCAGTAGATCCATTGGCCATGGATGATGAAGGTGTCGAGGTTTCCGTTCTCCGCCAGGTGGCGCACCACCTTCTTCTCGTAGAGGATGCCCTTGCGCTGGATGCGCGTATGCTTGTCCTTGGGGAGGTAGAGGGGCCTATGCCCCAGATGCGGAGAGGACATCCAACACGGCTCCCACGATCTCTACGGGGTTACCCTCCTTGTCGCGCAGGGCGGCCTCGCGCATCACGGAGAGGGGCACCCCATGCTGGAGGGCGAGGGAGATGAGGGTGGCGGCGGTGCAGCAAATGGCATAGAGGTCCGTGCCCGCCCGGGGCCCCGAGATGAAGACCTCCCACACCTTCCCGCCGAGGGTGGAGTAGGAGAGGTGGTAGCGCTCCCCGTTGAAGAGGAGTTCCTCAACGGTGCTTTCGCGCCGGTTGGGCAAACGGAAACGTGAACTGGAGAGTGCTGCGGATGACATAGACGGTACCTTCCTTTTCGACCCAGACCTTGACTTCGTGGCCGCGCTTCCTCCAGTACGCCCGGATGGAAGAGGCTAGCCGCTCACTGTGGAATTTGCTACCGAGGTAGTCAGGCCAGTCCATCCGGGTTGTCCTTCTTGCGCTTGCCCCAGTTCATCCCAGTTTGGGATTCCCACGGGATCGTCATCTCCCGAATGTTACCCCATATGTCCTTTACCTGCAAGGGAAATGTCAGCGCCTCCACGATGCGGGGCACCAGGGTGTCCTTGAGGTGCAAGGGGATCTGGCCGAAGGCGGCATCGTGGATGTTGTTGAGGATCTGCACCTCCGGGAGGGTTTGGCGGATGGCGAGGAGGCCCCGCGCGGTCATGTCCCCCACGGTACTCTGGGGCACGTAGGCGATGGCCGCCCGAATGGTGGTGTCGTCGCGGGGGTTCTCCCAGAAGTTGCGGCGTCGGCCAAAGGGGGTGACGAGGTGGCGCTCCGTCTGTACCTGCTGGGCCACCCAGACCTGCCACTTCTTGAGGTTGGGGAAGGTGCGGAAATACTTGGATTGGAACTCCTCGATGAGCTTGGTCTCCACCTTGAGGACGCGCGCGATGGTGTAGGCGCTGCCCCCGTAGTTGCTGTTGCCAGTGACCATGATCTTGTTGTTGCGCCGCACCAGGAAGTAGGAGGTGGGCACGGTGAGGCAGTGCACTGGCGTCCCCTCAGTGGGGATCTTGGTGACCTTCAGGTGGGACGCGCGACTCAAGGTGCGCCGGTTGAGATTGGCCTTGTGGACGATGCTGCCAAAGCCACTGAGGGTGGTTCCCTGGTAGGTGGTTCCCTTCCCGCAAAGGGCGGCGATGGTCTGGTACCAATCGATGGTTTCCTTGCGGACGCTATGGAAGCTGACATGGGTCTTGCCCACGTGGGAGTCCCAGTGGCGGGTCTCATCGAGCCATGCCTCTAGGGCTTCGCGGGACCACCTCAAGAGGTAGGGGCCGGGCAGCTTGAAGCTATCGGGGTTGAATACCTTGCGGGAGATAGTGCAGGACTTTGCGCCCTTGCTATCCGTCACCCAGTTTTGGGGGCCGAAGAGGAGTTCAACCCGCTTGATCTTGCGCGGCTTCTTGAGGTGGAAGCGGAGGTTGCCCGAGGTGCTGCTGCCATCGGCTTGCAGGGCGGCAATGCGCCTTGCCTCAAGGGGGGTGACGGTCTGCTGGCCCCCGACATAGTGGCCGGCCACGGGCAGGCGGGCGGAGGAAGGGAGGGCTTCGGCGGGTGCCACCTTGAACTTGTTGTCGGTGGTGTAGGGCATCCGGTGATCGTGGGTGGCCAAGAGAGAGTAGGCCGTGCCCTCGAACTGGTGGAGGGTTCCCTCGTAGAGGAAGCTGGTCACCCCCAAGGTGGGCTGGAAGGAGATGGATCCATCGGTGTCCCAGCAGGCGACGCGCATTCCCACATCGATGGTGTCGATGGGCTGCCACCCGGAGGGGGTCAGGACCTCGTGGTCGGAGGTGAGACAACCGTGCGCGGCCCTCTTGGCAATGTCGCGGTAGGACATCTCGCGGTAGTATTTGCGATCAGCCAACTCCCGGCGGGGCTCGAACCCGAAGACCATGGCTGCGACCATGGTGTGTACGTCCCCCGACTCGATGGCCTTGATGTAGTTCTCGTCCCCCGCCACGTAGCCGACGACGCGAGCCTCTGCCCCCTGCTGGTCGCAGTTGAAGAAGATGTGGCCGGGGTCGGGGATGAAGATGCGGCGGATGTAGTCGTCGATGTTCTGGAGGTTGGAGCCCATCCCGAAAGGATGCTCGCTGCTGCTCCACCTGCCGGTGTCGGTGCCGGCGATGTTGAAGTTGGCATGCCAGCGCCCCGAGGGAGAGAGCTTCTTGGTGAGGGTCTCCACCGTCTTTTCGAGGTCGCGCATCTTCAGGAGGTGGGAGGTGACGGGCATGGCCCGCGAGTACTCCCGGTGCAGGCGCTCCAAGGCGTCGCGATCCGTGGATACTTTCTTCTCGCCCTTCTTGGAGACGATGACCTGGGGGAGGAAGAGGCGGGTATAGAGAAGGTCTTGTAGCTGCAGGTAGCTGCGGGGGTTGAAGGTCTTGCCCCACACCCCGGTGCAGAGGGTGTCGAAGTTCTGCTCGATGCGATCAAGGCGACCCTGGAGGTGGGCCACCATGGCATCGCGCTTCTCGGTGTCAACGAGGATGCCCCGCTCCATCATTTCGAGGACGAGGGGGAGGAGGGAGCGCTCGAACTCGTAGGTGGGGGAATGGGGCAGGGCGGCATCGACCTCCATGGTCATCAGGCCGTCGAGCCCGTTATAGACCATCTGCTGGAGGGCAAGGTCCATTGAGGGCAGGTTGTCCGTCTCGATGATACGCAAGGTCGAACTCCAATGCGTGTGAGAGTTGGATGAGGAGGGCGAGGGCGTGGCTGCGCGCAAGGGGAATGCGGGTGAGGTTGCCGTCCACCACCACGTTGGCCGTCATGCCCTCCGAGGTGGAGGTGACGAAGAGGAGGGACGGCGGCTTGTACTCAATCATAGATGATCTTGCGGTTGATGGTGCGGCCCTCGTCCATCATGCGCTGGACGGCGCGGCGGAAGTAGTCGTAGTCGATTCCCAAGATGGCGCACATCCCCTTTAGCTCGGTGGGCTTGGAGGAGAAGATGATGTCGCGGGCCGACTTGCGATCCCGGGGCTTGGCGTTGGGGTTGGTGGCGTCGTCCACGGCTTGCACGATGACGGCCAGCAACAGTTTCTTCTCGGGGGTGAGGGTCCGGTCGGTATCTTCGTGGGCAAGGTTGTATGCGAAGGAGTCGAAGTCTGGGTGGAGTAGGGAGTTGACGCGCTGCTTACTCATCCTTCTTGTTCCTGTCCTTTACCTTTCCGACGCGCATCAGCTTCCATGATTTCTCGTTGCAGTAGATGCTGCCCAGGAACCCGAGGGACTTGAGCCACTCGATCTCGTTGGAGTGGGACTTCAGCATCGTATCCTCTACGGGATATCGGATCTTCATACCCATCTCGATGAGATAGGTCAAGTCATACACGGCGTTGTGCGCCACTTTGCGCAGGGGGGAAGCCATCAGCTTCTGGACCCGCAGCCACATGGCCACTTCGGTTTCGAGATCCCAGAAGGATTCGGGGAACCAGATGGGCAACACGTACACCTTGGTGGGCGAGGGGGCAAAACAGATCATGGTGATCTGGCCCCGCGAAGTCTCGATGTCGAAGGCGAACTGCCCCTCCTTGAAGATATCCGCAACCGCTGCATCCATGTCGGCCACGCTCTCCACGATGTGGATGCGTCGGCGGGGGAAGGTGCTGCGGGGCTTGAGGGATTCCTGCCACGCCTTGCGCATATCCATGGCCACCACGGGCAGGAGGCCCTGCTGCTTGACGATGGCGCGGGGGTTGTGCGTGGGGATGACGCGGATGCCGTTGTCGTAGTAGAGGATGTTGCCCCGGTGGTCCGAGAGGTTCTCCCCCGTCAGGCACCACAAGGAGAAGTCACCCATGGCGAGGATGAGGTTGTGGCCCTTGGCCACCTCGCGCGCCTTCTGGTAGTGGGGGAGATACTTGCCCTTGAGGATGCCGACTTTGTGGCGCGGGTTGCCGGCGTCATCCAGGGGGCAATCCTTCTTCTTGTGGAAGAAGTTGTTGGGATTGCCGTAGGGGGCAAGGTCGGGGAAGACCGTATGGATTTCGTGGGGGCCGAGGTCGGCATAGCGCGCGGCCATCTCGAAGAGGGCGGCGGGGTACCCGGAGAGGGGCTTGCCCTCCTTGAGATCCTGGATGCTGGGATAGTCGAGGAGGACAAGCATGGTATCTCCGGGGAATTAAGGTGGCGGTGGGCAGTACCCCCCATGATCCGACTGCGGTGCGAGGTACTGCCTTGCTGCTCTTGGACGCCGCCACTCGCCCTCAGTCACACACCGCAGCTAGGGTGGGAGAGGGGTGGTGGTGGAGACAGGTACACCACGGCACTGAGGTGCCGGGATGCGTGTGTCTCCTTGAGGGCGCCACCACACGCCCTTCGGGGTAGCCTCAGGTACCCCGATTACGCCGCCGCGAAGTCCACGACGTTGGTGTAGTCCTTGCCGTTGGACCCCTTGGTGGTGGCGTAGACGATGACGGCTTCGAGGCCCACCATGTTCTCGAACTGCTCCTTCCACGCCACGCCGTCAGCGAGGGACGGATAGAGCTTCTTGAGGTTGCGCTTGGTGTACTTCTTGGCGGCGGGGGTGAAGTACATGCGGCCAGTGCGCAGCGGGCGGTTGAGTTCCACGCCGGTCATGTCCTGGCCGGAGAGGGCATCGCGCACCTTGAATTCGAGGACGACATAGGGCTTGTCCTCGGCGGCGTCGAGCTGGTAGCCCGAGACGTAGGCCAGGTACTTGCCCGGCGGGATGTCGCGGATGTCCTCGATGTCGCCGGGGGTCGTGTTCCAAAAGTCCATTTTCGATTCTCCTTTACGATTCGATCTGCTTGAAGATGGCACCCAGATCGAATGGTGCCTCTGCCTGCACCCGGTGGGGTGCGCTGCATTTCAGGTAACCCATATCACGAGTGGTCTGCGTGTGCAAGACCGGCTTTCCATCCTTTCGCGAGGCGAGCCACACGTTGTTCATGTAGCGCGCGACGACGTTGGGAAGCTGCTGCCCCAAGAAGGAGGGGAAGGCGCGCATGAGACCGCCGGTCTTCTTGTTCTCGATGAGGCGGATGTGGGCGATGAGGATGAGGTGGAAGTTGTAGCGGTCGCTGGTGAGGCGCGCAACCTGGTTCTCGAAGCGCTTGTTCATCACGCCCCACATCGATTGGTCGAAGCCCGCCTTGTCGTCGGAGATGCCGTTCTCCTTGAGGACCTGCGACATGCAGGTGTCGTTCCAGAAGGTGGCGCTGTCGACGACGAGGACAGTGTTGCTATCCCACGTGGTGAGATCACCGAGGTCCTCCTCAGGAAGCTTCCACTGGGTAGTGAGGGCAATGGACTTCTTCCACGAGTCGGGGTCCTTGGCGGGGATGCTGTAGTAGGAGACGTTGCTACCCTTGCCCTCCTGCAGGTAGGCGTTGAGGATGGCGAGGTTGTTGTCGAGGTCGAGGATGCGGACCTTGTAGTCCTTGTTGGCCAAGGTGGCCATGAGTCCGGTCTTCCCTGCCCCGGGGTCACCGAGGAGGAGAAGCTTCACTCGCTTCTGGTTTGGGTGGTTGAGGAAGGATGGCATTTTTGGCTCCAATCTATTTCATAATCGTAGGCCCAGGAGGACGACCCATCCGGGAGGATGATGTCGTAGATGCTACCTAGCAGGTCGTAACCGTGGGGGTCAACAACTTTTATGGGGGTGCCGGCGGGGTGCGGACCAAGGGGGGTCTTCAGTTTGTAATCTGCTGCCATAGCCACACACCAGCGAGGATGGGGAGGACGAGGGAAGCGGCGAGGGAGACGACGATGAGGATGGCCGCCGCCCACGGGACGAGTTCGTCAATAGCTAGATACCACGCCCGCCTCGCGGAATAGGTCACGTGAGAGGAAAGCTTCCGCGCCCCATCGCGAAGCAAACTCGGAAGACATTGGAGATGATACCACACGGCGGATTCCTTTCGAGATGATGGAGAGAGCGCAGTTGCAGCAGGGTGGGTGGGTAACGTAGAGGGTGGCACCTTGCGTGGGGAAGTGTGCGTTGTCAAGCACGTTGCGCTCGGCGTGGATGGTGTAGCGCAGCTTGATGTCCCGGTCGGCAAGGCGGGAGGCGGAGTCGAGTACGCCGGGTGGGAACCCATTGTACCCTAGGGCCACCTGCCGCTTGTCGGTGCCCACGAGGACTGCGCCCACCTTGGTGCTGGGGTCCTTGCTCCACGTGGAGATGTGGTGGGCAAGGGCGAGGAAGCGCTCATCCCACATTAGGCCACGCGCCACACCCGCAGGCCACGGACGCCGTTCTCCTCGACGGTGCGCACCGTGAAACTGGAGCCCAGCTTCTTGCGGCACCGATTGATGGAGTTGCTAAGGGTGGAGCGCACCTGGGTTGCTACGAAGAAGGAGTCGCCCACCTGCATGAGGTCAAGGGGGTACTTGACGGGGCGGCCCCGGCGCGGGGGGATGGGCAGGTTGTTCTGGATCTCGATCATGTCTCATTCCTTTCTATGCGGAGGGTGTATCCTGCTACCAGCAGGACAGAGTGGAAGTCAAGTAGGTTGGGAGTGCGGTCTCCGCGTAGCCACTTGCGGAGGGTTTGACGGTGTATACCGGCGCGCTTGCAGGTGTCAAGCAGGAAGCCGGCGTCGTCGGCAAGGATGGCACCGAGTTGCTGGATGAGGGGGTCAACGTCGGGGAAGACTCCCTGGTAGTTGGCCTTGGCTGCGGCGAGCATGGCTTTCTCTTGGCGCACCCGCAGGGGCACCTGGTGTGTCATCGGCTGACTCCTATTACGGCATCAGGGTAGGCACGGCAATGATCGAGGTACTGACGGACAAAGTGACAGAGATTGTGGTAGGCGCCCCACCCGTTGGCGGGACTGTAAGCCATGCAGTCATCGTGTTCTTTGATGAGACGGTCATAGCCCTTGTCCAGGTACGGAATGAGTTCCTTTGCCGTGCGTATCCCCAGAGATTCGGGATGCCAGATGGGGATGTAGAGGTCAACTTTCCCCGCCATTTCAGTGAGATTGTGGGTGATGTTGCCATCCCATACAACGGTGGGGCGCACAGCAATAAGTGTGATGTCGAGGCTCATGTCACATCCTTTCCTTCGAGGAGGTCACGGGCGGTGGAGGGCGCATCATCATGGCAGATACTTCCAGATCAAGATCCCGATAGAGCTGCTCATCAGAGCTATCCCAAGCCACGATATTGCCATGCCGACGATCTCGATCTTGTTCCACTCATAAACTCCTTGGTTGGTCTTCGTAACGATCAGGCCAGCAATCAAGAGCATGATGCCGATTAAAAAAATCATCACAGCTTCTCCTTTCCTTCCAGTAGGTCGCGGGCCAGCGAGGGTGCATCCCAGAAGCCGTCACCCTCCACAATGCGCTGGAGACCGGCGCGGAGGCGGGTGATCTCGCGCGCCATCTTCATCTCTGCTGCGGTGGGGCCTGCGTGTCGGGCACACAGGAGATCGACCCCAAACTCCTTGTATATATCGCTCATGGCTTGGCCTCCTTAATGGCCGCGAAATATGCTGGACGCCAATCACCGTCCTGCGTGTTTTCCCATTCGGCGCCGCACCTTTCGCAGCGTCTGACGGATCGTCTAGACACATACGTCGTGTTGTCTGGCAGGGGCATTGGCACATCAATGGTCATCCGCCGCGCCCTCTTGTGGAGGCAGGATAGGCAGAGCAATGCTTTAGTCATGGCGCAGCGTCTTCTAGCGCGTAGGTCGCTGTTTTCTGATGGCTATAGCAGCCAGCGCATTGAGCCGCCACGCTAGGGTGTGGCGTGGCTTGAATCCGTCGAAGCGCCCTTTCCAACACCTCGACGCGGGCGCGGAGGCGCTCGATCTCGCGGCTTGCCCACCATTCCGCTTCAGATTTCGCGACGCGCGGGTCCATGATGTGCTGCTCCAGCGTTGATGCTGGCGTAGCCTGCATCGGCGGCTTGTCGTCGCTCATAGGCCGGCCTCCTCCTTGATGCGGTCAACGACACTCCAGAGTTC